GCAAACCATAATCAACCGGCGGTAGTGACGGAGTCCCTGGGATAGACGTAATGTCTGGCGTTACACCGGGGTCTACTGGGTACACATCAACGCCAGCGCCAGGTTCAACTCCAGCACCCGTAGGAGTACCAGCTATTGATTTGCCAACCTCTCCCGCCGCCACCGCAGTTGCGTAAGCCTTCGCCCCAGCCTTTAGAGTATCCTCAAGGTCTCCGCCAGAACCAGCGGTTTGCAGGCTCTTTAGGGACGCGTATAAAGCTGGGTTTCCACTTAAAAGACCAGCAATTTCTGCCCCAAACGGGATTTCTGCAAATGCTCCAGCTATATCCCCTGCCCATTCCCCAAGTTTTCCAAACCTCTTTTTTCCTGGGGTAATTGTAATTGTCGTTTCAGTTGGGGTTCCCTTTTTGTCAACGTAACCGTATGTGGAACCACCAGCGCCCTCAAACGAATAAACTAACTCATCGCCAAGTTGAGCAATACCTTTTACTGGGCCAGCATATTTTCCTTTTGCAGAATAGTAGCTAATGTTTTCTGAGTCTAAGTCATATTTATTAAAATCTGCATCAGAAATTAAAAACCCAGAGCCCGGATTTTGATAACCGGCTTTTTTAAGTTCGCTTGTGACTAGCCCAGGGTCTAATTGAACTGATTTTAATTTGTCTAAATACTCTTGGTTTAGAAACGATTTTTCAAAGTATTGATTGTCTTTTTGGCGTAATCCCTGAAAAACAAACTCGCTAGGAACATAAACAAACTTTCCTTGGTCTGTATCTACATTATGGTAAAAACGACCCGAACCTACCGGTTTAATCGAATTTATGGAAAATGTTTCAGGAGTGGCCATAATTAAAAGAAACTTCCAATGTAATCAATTATTTGTTTACGGCTAGACTCTGGTATTAAACCGCCGATAGTAGACGCTATTCCTAAGTTTTGTGCGGTGCGGTTTGTCTGCGCTTGTGGAACCTGCCCAAATTGTGACGACCCCATCGGGGTTCCGTAAACAGAGGACAAAAACCCTTGTAGTTGCTGGTACGGAAGCTGCTGTGCATACTGGTATCTCTGAATCTGCTCTTGCAGGGGCTGTGCCGCAATTCCTTCGCGGGCCGCGCCAACCGTTGCCAAAGCCTGAGAAGGCAAGAATCCCATCTGAAAGAACGACGGTGCGGCTTGGGCTAGTGCAGCCTGACCCATCTGAGCCTGCTGTTGTAGTCCGCGTTCTCTAGCGTAGTCCTGGCCAACGATGTTGGAAGAAACGTCGCCTAAAGCCCTTCCGTAGGCTTCCGTAGCACCGCCAATGGCACGCTCCATCGCGCCTGAACCGTAGCGTCCAGCTTTAGAATAAAGGCTTGCAACGCCTGGTAATACCTGTTCGCCAAACTGCTGTGTAATCGGGCGGGTAGCTGCCTGAACCATTGCGTCACGATACGGAGAGCCTTGCAAGAACCCGCCTGCGGCGGTCTGCCCAATCTGCCCTAAAGACGCTTGGTAGGCTTGCTGTGCGGCTTCTAGTGTCGGTTGTGCGCCGGTAGCCAATGCTTCTTGTTGGCTTAGGGCTTGTAGCGTCTGCGCGGAAGGCGAGACGTACATTTGTCCGGGGAATAGTTGGGGCTGTGCGCCGAAGAATAACTGATTGGCGCGTTGCAACCCCATTTCCAAGTATGGGCGAAGTGCTGGGTCAATTTTTGACTCGCCCGACGAAGTCCCTAGTGCTGCTGGTAAAGCACCTTGGCCTGGTGCGGTTCCAGGAACTACATTACCGTAAGCGTCAATTGCCATATATCACCTATTATAAAGATTATCCAACCAAAATGTAAGCATAAGTCTTGTCTGCCGTGGTATTGGCAAAGTGACTTATCGTTGCCTGTCCTGCTTGTTGTGCAGAAACGTAAATGTTCGAGTACGTTGCTGGTGCTACATAGTTAACCGTGAGAATTACCGACGGAGTTGCGGGTCTAGTAGGGCTGGTTTGCGCGGCTAAGTGTTCAATCTTGCAGTCTGAGTCCGTAGATGCCCACGCTAGTTGCACATAATCATCTGCTTGAAGTTCTATAAAGAAATTAAGCGCGGCAATTAAATGCCCGTCAGTCCCGCCGTGGCTGTTAGGTACAGAAAACTTGCTGTTACTGCCAGCGACGTTAGACGCTGCACCGCCTCCGCTACCCTTCTTAAACCACACATCTACGTCTTGAATTGAGACATCCGAGTTGGCAAACTGAATACTGAACGCAATGTTATATATCCCGTAGGACTTGACCCGAACCTTGTTGGTACTCTCTACCGAAACCCCGTTAGAGTAGTCGGTAGTGTCGTAAGAAATAATGTACTCGTTGGTGGTTGTCGTGGCCGTCTGGTCAGTCGTATCCTGAAACGCACCGTATGGCGCAGAGTCAGCTTCTGCCGCGTCCGAGAACGGAATCAGGACAATTTTTGTATCTACAGAAATACGCTCGTCTACTAGGGTCGTGGTCGTAGCGTTGCCCGTAGCAAGGGTAATAGTCCCCGTGTTGTTGGACTTGCCGTTCATTAGGTTGTTGACCACCTCAGAAATCTCCCGAGGGTTGCCACCTTGGTACGGTAGAACTCTGAACATTACCTAGTACCCGCTTGCTGAATCTCTACGTCTACACCGATGGCAGATGACCAGTTATTGCCCGACGGCTCAAGTCTGACCCTGTGGTAACGCCCGTAGGAACGAATACCCACGCGGTTTTCTGAGTCTGCGGCAGTCACGCTGTTAAAGCCAATTGTCTCGTTTAACTTTAATCTTGAGTCTACGGCTACCGAACCAGACCCGTTGTCCACAATTGGTTTTACAAGTGTAAGCATGGACTGATTTGAGCCTGTCTCGATGTCGTTTGTATCAATCGTGGCTGTCTTTGGCTGACCCGAAAAAGTAATGATTTTTGCGCCTTTTACACCAGCCAATTGTAAGTCACCACCAACAAACAGCCTAGAGTCTAGCGGGGTCATCAGGTCATCAATGCTTGCGCTAAATGAGTCTAGCCCCTCTAGCGTCGTTCCTGGCGTTGAACTAGACGAGATTCTATTTACCGTGGTATCTGCGTAAGCCCACCTTTTAGTTGGGGTGTGGTACATCAGCACACGGTAGGTCAGGTCTGTGCAAGGATAGCCCCACATTACTAAGTTTTTGGAGGGGTCAACAGCCGTACTCATTTCGTCAAGAACAGCCAACCTTAGAGTATTAAAAAAGAACCTGTTTACCTTTTCCGCACCTATGTTGACGACCTGTTGCCCGTCGCAGGCGTAGAACCCGTCGTCAGACAGAAAGTATGTAATGCCCTGCCATTGGATGACCGAGTTTGACTCAAAGCACCCAAGATTTCTGGAGATGTTGTCGAACTGGAATATCAGGGGAGTCCCGAGGTAGGACATCCGGTAGATACTCCTGTCCATCAGCACAATCCCAAACTCGCCACCAGTAACCCCCTGAACCCTACCGCCGTCAGGGATGTCCTGAAAGTCTGCCTGTGTGGTGGCGGACGCTGCCCAGGTCGTTTCGTTGTTAATCCCAGACCATTGCACCCGAGTTTGGTAACTTGTCTGGTATCCGGTGACAACAAAGTCCCGCACCACGGTAACAAACTTAGCCTTGGGTGCGTCCGAAGATAGGTTTTGGAAACTTCCGGACGTTGTGAGGTCGTAAGATTGTAGGGTGTGTGACTCTGTTGCGCCGATGACCTTGTTGCCAAACTGCGTAAACTTCCACATTGTCGCGCCCGTGTAGGTCGTGGCAGAAATGTCGTCAAGGCTAAAATCGGTTGAGTCTAGTCTAAATAACTTGGTTGTTCCTGAGGCAAATACCCTAGTGTCTCCGTTGATGTCCCTCGCGGCCACCACGTTAGTCAGGTCTTGGGCGGCTGCGTCCGAGTAATCTTCCTCGTTTGGAAACGGCCCGTAGCCAACGGCTTTGGGAAAGCAGTTCTTGGCCGTGGTCAGCGCACCGATAACCCCTGGCTGGTCAGGTAGCCACTCTCCAAAGGTAACTCTTGTTATTGCCATGTGTTACTTCCCGAAGATTGTTGTGTCCAAGTGTCGTTTTGGGCGTTAATGGGTGTCCATGTGTCCGAACTAGTTGATGCCTGTGTCCATGTGTCGCTTTGGAAGTTGGCCGCAGTCCATGTGTTCGGCTGGTCGGGTACTAAGACCCACTCCTCGCCAAATTTGTAAAGAGTGCAGGTAAGCTGTCCGTTGCTTGCCACCTGCCCAGAAACTGAGTAAATAATCCCCGCTAGGGCGTTCAGAGTGCCTGTCGCCACAACATCGCCGTGGACATCAAACTCAAACCCTGCGTTTGCGGTCAGGAACCCTTCTGCCGTTATAGAACCGTCTACAAGTCGAAGTCTTACCGCGTCCGCTACTAGGTTGCCAGAGGCGTTTATAGCCCCTACAACGTCCCGTAAACGCGCCGCAAGCGCACTTACCGAGCCTACCGCAGAAATACTACCCGCCACGCTTGCAACTGTGTTGGCGGTTGTGCTTACCTGCCCGTTGGCGGTAATGCTTCCTGCGGCT